ATACAATTAAAACTTTAGAGTTTAATTGTCAACTTTTGCACTTGCTCTCCACTGATAACATGACCAATATCGTGCTTTCCATTTAGGACCAGGATTGTCGCAATTGTGTCTTGCTCGAAAAGATGCTCGTCTTCCTGGGTCATCACGTTTAATTTCCATATTCGGGTCACCGAAACCTACTTTCACAACATTACCTTTCTCGTTCTTAACGTAGACATAAAACTTTTTCTTGCCATCGCTAGACCTAGTTGGGTTATTTAATGTAACTTTTCTACCTTGATACTCTGCGGCCTCTTGTAGTAAGTCTTCACAATTACATTTCTTCATAGTTCTATTTATCTTTTACTGGTTCTTCAGGTTCTCTGTCTTTATTATCTAAGTCTCCAGCATCACCTTTTACCATTTGTCGCATCTTACCAAATAATTTATTTGCTAAATTAGTATTACCTGCTTTCTTGGCACCAGTATATGCCGCGGCCATCATCAAACCTCTTCTACCACCTGCCCAAATAGTTGACATACCACCTGTAGCAATACCTGCCGCGAGTAGACCCATACCTTTAACACCAGCAGGTGTTGCCAATACTTCTGTGAATCCTATATTACCTGCAATTGCTTCTGGTATACTAGATAAGTCATAGTCACTATCTAAGTTACCTGAGAATGACATTTGTAACCACTGATATGTTAAAAATCCTGCTATTCCTACACCAGCAACTGTTTTTAATTTAGGGTACTTATTAAGAAACTCATCAACTTTTATTGTACCTTTTTGTAATCCTTGTACCATTTGTGTGGCCGCTACTTTATCTGAGGCAAAGTTTACTGCACTATCTACTGTTTTAAGACCATCAAGTGCAACTTTACCACCACCCATACCAACTGCCTTAACTGCTTTGAAGACACTTTTTTCTTTGATTGCATTTACGAGTTCGTCTCGTGCAACACCTAAATCTTTTGTAATCTGATTTACTTCACTACTAAGTGCTTTCTTTAATGTTGGGTGTTTACTGAGAGGTTCGTTATATCTTTTCGGGTCTGGTGTATCTGCATCTGCAGAACTTGTTTTGACATCAACACTTTTATTAGTATCAGTAGTGGGTGTGTCTTTAGTTGATAGATAAGACCTCATTGCTTTTGCAGTATCAGATTGTGGATTCTTTTTAATATAGTCTTGTTGAAACTTTTCACCTTTGTCTTGCCACCAAGGTGTCTTTTCGTCTTCTAATAACATACACCAGTCATTGTATGTACATTCATTCAGTTCACGATTTACTTGTTGTTCAAACAAGAATGTGCCTTCTGTTAGTTCTTGGTGATTGACGTAAGTTGTAAACTTCACTTAGTTATATCTCCTGTAGTCACATACATTTTTTGATTACTATGCAAATGAATTGCAGTATATATGTCAAGTCCTAAAACTTCATCTACAGGAGTTGATTCTTCTTCAAGAATTCTTATTTGGTCATCTTTATGTGTATCAGTATAAATGCAAGTCATACTGTCATGTTTCATTCTATAGACACCAGGAGATAATTGTTTGTCTTCTAACATAAACCATTGTGTATCTTCTGCAAGTACATCTAGTATATCAATACCAGTTGCTTCGTGAATCTTGCGAAGATTCTTATCTGATAATTCACCATGCTCTTTGATAAGTGCTAATGCGGCACCATATCTTGCAACAAATGATTTACCACCAGGGACTTTTGCTAATAAAGATTTAAGTCTAATAACAAGACGTAGAAATGTCGTGTAATGTGTTGACAATTCCATTCTACCATCCATTGTTAATTTAAGTTCTTCTTTCTTTTTCTTATCTACTTTACCTTCTTTATCGATGAGACCAATCTCATATGCACCTAATTTTTCAAAAGGTGTAGTTAACAACTTTAAAAATCGAAGTGTATATACCAGGTCTGCGGCAGATTTTAGAATTCCCATACGTCTATTTATATCTCTCGAAGTTTCTCGACAACATTTTTATCCATTTCTATGTTGGTATACTCTTCGTTTTTAATTGTTTTAAGAAAAATAAGAAAGGGTTTGATAACTGGCCAGTATTCTAGTTCTAGTTTAAGTTCAAGAATATTAAGACCTGCTTCAATGTCAAAGACATTAAAGATTACAATAAGATGATTTAGTATAAGACGTTCAGAAAGAACACCACTATCTCTGTAACGATTAAGTAATCGTTTGATGTATTTAAAACGTTTTAAATCTTCAAGAAAATCGTCTGTGTCAATACACTTTGGATTGTAGTAATTCTGAGCGGCATAGACTAATAGATTATCTTTCGTTAACTTCATGATATACTATTATGTATATCAATTCTTAACTAAAAAGTTCTTTTACAGTTTGTAGTAGTGTTGCTTTTGATTTTCTTCTATCTAACTCAACACCTTTTTCTCTAGCAAGTGATTCAAGTTCTAACTTATTCATTTGGTCTAGACCTTTGTTATTAGCAGGTGCTTCTGTTAACACTTGTGCTTTTTTAGGTTTAGCACCAAAAAATAAATCTATTTCTTCTGTAGTAAATCCGGCACTTACATAAAGTTCGCCTGTGTCAGGGTCTTCCCAACCGTTCGCAGTAGGTACTGCATTTTCACACCAACCTGGTGCAACTGGTTTAATCGCCATTATTTTTCTCCGTTAGTCTTTGGTAATTCTTTTGGTTGCATAGGTAAATCTTTTGGGTCATTGTCTTTAACCATTGTACCTTTATCACCATTCTTTCTTTTTGCCATTCTTTCTAAAAATGACTTAGCATCTTTAGTTCGTGCATCAAAAGGATTTCTGTTATCTTCTTTAGCACTAGCAACTATCTTTCTCATTTCAGGTACATTTTTACCTGATAATGCCTTAATTGCTAAGTCCATAAGAGTATTTTCAGTTTTAATTGATTTCTTACCTTCACCTTCTTTAGGTTCTTTTTCACCTTTAACAGGTGCTTCTGTAGATTTAATAGGTTTAGAGTCGCCTTTTGCTTGTTGCTGTTTGACATGTTTGCCTGGTTTGGTGTCTTTAGCAGTTTTAGAAGTATCGTCTATTGCTTTTTCACCATCAACAACTACGTCTTTTTTACCATGTGCATCTACAAAGTCAGTCTCGCCTTCAGGATTGTTCTCACCTTTTTCTTCTGGTTCAGAACCATCTTTCTCTTTTTTCTTCTTACCAACAGCATCAACTGCCATTAGTTCGTTTAAGAGATTAGTAAAGTCTGATACTTGTGCGGCCTCACTCAATTCTTTTTGTACATCTTTAATAGTTTTTGCCTTAGCACTAACTCCTAAATTTCCCTTAGCGAATTTAATAAGTACAGCATCTGGACCTGACATTTGAACATTGTCACCGCCAAATGGACTAGAACTAATTTTTTTAATTTTAATACCAAGTTTTTTTGCATTTCGTCCGCCGGCGCTAGAACCTTCATAGTCATCAACTTTTATTGTACCTTCACCAATTTTAGAGATTTCTGCTTCTTTTTCACCAGCATTACCAGAAGTTTTCTTTTTCTTTTTGTCTTCAGGTTTTTCTACGCCAACTTTTGGTTTGTCTTCTTCTGCATCATCTTCACTAGGTTTGTCTGCATCAGGTACCATAGGTTTCTTTTTCTTCTTCATTGGGTTTTCATCTGAGTCCATCATTTTTGGTTCTTCTTCTTCTTCGTCCTCTTCTTTCATTTTTTTCTTTTGACTCTTAATCATTTTGTCATCGTCTTTGTGGACTTTTTCTTTGTGTGCTTCTGTTTGAAGAATTTGCATGTCTTCTGCAGGAACTTCTTTTTCTATACCATGAGCAAACTCAACGTCATACCAGTCAACAGAACCGTCATCGTTTGGTATTGCATGAGATTCGTATACTGGTTTACCAAGTCCAAACTCTGGGTGGTCAACGTAAGTTGCACAATCGTGGTCTTTAGAATGACACATTTCACGAATGTCATCTAAACTAAATGATTCTTTTTGAAGTTTGTTTAATTCTGATTGAACATCATATTCTTTATCACCAACTTTAAATTTCTTTTCACCTTTTTCTTTTGCGGCCATTAATGCTTTACTAAATGCATTGCCTTCTTTTTCCATTGCTTTTGAAACTGCTTTACGTCTTTTGTGAAGGAATTTATCAGAAGAGTCAACATCGCCATCGTTATCAATGTCTTTGTCTTTTCTATCGTCAAATTTCTTTTTAACTGCTTTAGGTTGAACTGCATCTAACCCATCGCCATCATCTGACTTATCGTTCTTGTTTGTTTCGTCAAGAACTTCTTCTTTTTGTTCGTACATACTTCTGTATGCATTTTTAATATTCTGATTTATGTCTGCCATTTTTATCCCCAAAGAGCATTACTTATTACACTTGCTATAACTGTTGCACAAGAAACTATTACTATCCAAAAAACTCGATGAATTACCATAACAGTTTGAGCATTTGATTGAACTTGTGCCTCTATAGCATCAAGTTTCACACCATGATTGTTCATTCTGTCGTGGCCATTCGATAGTTGATTTTCAATACTCACTATCTTCTCTTCGACTCTTGCCAATGAAACGATAGCATCTGACAGTTTATCGATTTTATCTTCGATTCTGTCTAAACGAGTGGTTGAAGTTTCCTTTGCGACCATTTTTTCCCATTTAAGTAAAATTTATACTTTTATTTATACAAATTAATTTCTAGACATTGAGTATGACTTAAGAAAAACCTTTATTTTTGTGTAGTTTTTTATTGTCTTGCATGTATTTTTCACATAATAACATACCTAAATCAACTATTGAGTAGTCAAAACCTAAATAATCAAAAATTTTTATTAATTGTTCTTCTCTTTCATCTTCATCTTCTGTATGTAATAACTTCATTGGGTCTATATGTAACCAATCGTGGGGTTCTGGTATCCAGTCTTTATATCGTTGTGTAGTAAATAAATTAAATTCTAATGGAGTTTCCCAGATATCACCAATATTGTTTAAACCGAACTCTTGTAATAAAGGAGTAAGTTTATTTATTGCAATTCCTTCTGGTTGATTGAATGCCGCAGTTTCTGACATAGTGTGAGTACCTTTACCAAACACTTTTATTTGTGCTAAGTCTCGACAAAACTTTGAACCTTTAAGTTCTGTTGTATTTAAAATAATAGTCTTCGATACATTCCAATCTGAATATAAACCTTTTATCCATTGGTCTTCTTGTACTACATATCCATAACAGTGGTCAATTCGTAATGTCCACTTATCGTTTGAAGTTGTCCAAAGTTCTTCAAAAAACTCTTTTGGACTGTAATCAACAAGGCATTTGTGTGTGCCTAAACCTAAATAAAGATGAGAATGATGGTCGAATCTGTCTCTTTTAAATTCGTATTTAGTAATATTATCTATTTTGTCAGTTTCATGTTGATTGAATTCATGATGGCGTTGTAGATATGATGCTAAGAATTCGCCACCATTTCCACCTAAATAATGTATATTTAATAATTTATGTCTCACAAAAAGTATTTATTTAGTTTTTACGTACAGTCTATTTTTTGCTTGTTTTGTATTATCAAATGACATACCATACATTTTACCTACTCTATTGAGTTGTATGAGTCTTTGATTGCTAGGCATGTTCATTAATTGTTTTTGCATTGTACCAAATAGTTTTTTCATTGCATCTATTTCAGTAGTAACCATTTGTCCTTCTTCTACATTTTCACCACGAGCATTCTTAAAATCTTGGGCCGAAGGTGCGCCTTTCTCACCAGGTTTTCTCATCTTCTTACCACTTTTTCGTTTCTTATGGATATTGGCCCATAAAGACTCGTTTGAAGAAGCGAATTGTTTAAATGATTTCATTTTCCGAGTAGTCTTTTTAGACCTTGAACTGTCATTTTCTTATCGTTCATTGCATTTTGAACTTTAAGTCTGTCTTGTGGTTTACGAATTGCATCAAACTTTTTCATCATCATCTTAGCATCTGCTGGTTTCAACATTACTTTTTTACCATTTCGTAATTCTATTTGTGCAGGTCTTTGTAAATCTGTAACTTTTCTTATTTGCATAACAACATTTTTATCTGCGGCCTTTCTGTCATCTTTAGTCGCAACACCGTAACCATCATCGTCTTTATCTTTACGTTTACCCATATCTCTCATTGCATCTGCTTTTGCACGAGACATAGATTCTGTATTTATTGCCTTTTCTAAATCGTCTGCCTGTTTTGCATGAGTTTTAGAACCACCTCTTAACTTCTTAACTAAGTCTTTGACAAATGGTTTGTCTTTGGCATCTAATGCTTCTGACTTAGGTTTCTCATGAGTATAACCCATTTTACCAAACTTCATATGGTCAGCATATGTATTTGCCATGACTTCTTTATCACCCTTATACATTTTATGTGGTTTAAAGTCTTTCTCATCTGCACATTCATTCTTAGGTTTCTCGCCTCGTTCTTTCTTAGAGATTGCAATTGCGGCCTGTTGTGCGGGAGATACTGCTTCTATTTTATATTTCTTAGCATAATTGGTCATGAGTTTTTTTAATGTTTTTAAATCTCTCTTGTCATATGCATTTCCTAAATCAACAAAAAGTTTAGAATCAATTTGTCCTTTTGGTTTAACAATCATAGAAATTTTTTCTTGTTCTGCTTTACCTAATCTAGGAAATCTTTCTTTAACTCTTTTTAACATTGCTTGTTGTTCTTGTAAATCAGTTGACTCTTTTCTTGTTTTACCAGCAACTTTCATTGTAAGATTAACAAGTTGTGGTAATTTGAGTTTGTCCATTCTTTTTTTGTTCTGTGAATTAACTTTGTCATATACAGATGATATCATACTTGCAGTAGTCAAGTCAAGTTTCATACCGTCTATATTCATCATACCTTTCTTCTTAACTACTTGACGAACCTTCTTCATAGTTGCAGACTCTTCGTTAAGTTCTGTACCTTCGTATACCAATGAGTATAGTATCCCGTCACTTGCTTTTAAAATAATATCTGCAACTTCGTCTCTGGTGTAGGTATCTAAATCACTAAATGCATCAAGTTCTTTTTTGTTTCTCATGAATTTATTACCCGTTTTAGTGATACTCATTCCTTTTGAAACAATATCGATAATCTTTTTAATTTGTGGTGCATCCATTTCATCTACTGGTTTACCTTTACCAAGAGCGGCACCTTTCTTAGCGGCAGGTCTTCTTTCTGTATTCATAAGTCTTGCAAGAGACCTAACAATAAGAGAGTTATTACTATCTTTTACTTTGTTTTTACCGTCTGGTAATTTTTTTAATTTTGCAACAATGTCATCTTTGCTCATGTATTTACCAGAACTAGATTTTGTTCTTCTTAGTCTATTTCGTTTACTAAAATCGGTCTCCCCACCTTTTACTGCATATTGTTTTTCTAACAAGTCAAGTTGTTCTTCAAGAGAGTTTAGTTGTGCAAGTATATCTTCTGTTGCAGTATCTTTAGTTCTTTGTATTTCGTCTTTCTCTTGTTCTGCTTCTCTTTTATGTTTTGCTTTTAAGTCTGCCATTTCTTTTGCTCTTTCTACTGCATCTTCAACTACAGAAGGGTCTCCGTAAGATGATTTACCTCTGACTACTGCATCAAAATCTCTTATCTGTTTCTTACTACCTT